TAATATAGAACGGTTATTTGATACAGCAATACCAACAGTTATGAGTGTAGGAGAATCAGCATCACCACCACCACTTATATATAATCTACCCCAACTCCATGCAGCAGCACTATCTGTTAAAGCTCCAACATATAAATTTGTATCATACTTATCAATAAATACATAATCAGAAGTTTTAAATCCAGAACCACCGGATCCATCTCTTGCTATTAACACTCTATCAAAACCGGTTGTTGGGATATATTTAGCAACATACATTGTCCTTGCGGATGAAAAGTGTGTACTATCTATATTAATATCTCCTGTAGTAGAATTTAAAAAATCCGCAGTAACTGGACCAGCAACTGTTATTAGACCACATACATGTACATCTCCTGATCCATCAATAACAATACCACTTATTGCTGCATCTCCACTAGTATTTGAAGATGAGGTAATTGTTGTGAAATCATACAAATTTCCATAAGTATCAAATCCTATTAAATATCCATTTAATCCTGTTCCTCTTAATAAACTAGTAGAAGTATCTATTCCTGTATATGGATGAGCTCTCAAATCCATTGATGATCCAGCACCAAAATCAGTTGTAAATGGAACTACTGCTATCATACCTGTAAACCATATTATATCATTATTTGTATCATATTTTATAAATCTTCTAGATCTTAATACAGTACCAACTGTAACAGTGAAATCACATTCTCTATACCATATTATATTTCCATGTAAATCCATTTTCACAAATACAAGCACTTCTCCCGGAATACCCGCTGAAGTTATCGTTACTAAATTTCCTCTTATATCAGTACCTATAGTTGTTGTAGCATCAAGAAGTATAGAATAGTATATGTGTTTTTTCCCATCAAATACCATTCTAGCAGGATCCTCATCTGAAGACCCTGCTAATCCTATATTTCCATATAGGCTTACATTCCTATTTAATTTATATCCATTAGCCAATATAACACCTGAATTAACAATATCAACAACATCATCTGCTGTTAAATTTTCGGCAGCATTATTAATACTAATTATATTTTCCCCTGGGCCAGTAGGTCCAGCGGGGCCTGTTGGGCCTGTTGGGCCTGTTGTTCCTGTTGTCCCAGTAGGCCCAGTAGGTCCAGTTGAGCCAGGAGAACCAGTAGGGCCTGTAGGTCCTACTGGACCAACAGATCCAGTCGGTCCTGTACTCCCTGTGCTTCCATTCCCTCCTACAACTTTTGTAACATTAAAATTTATAGCATTTATTGAAAATGTTACACTACCAAATGGTATAACATATGTCCTGAAAAATCTTAAATCCAATACATCACCTGCTGATAAATTTAATAATCCTGTTATTGATATAGATTCTATAGAATGAGATAATGATGGATTATATTCTGATATAGCAAGTAGTCTTGAATTTGCTACATTATTTACATATATCTGTGAATTAAGGTCAACTTTAAATGATGATGTTATAGATCCAGTTATACTTGCAACTATCTGATAAACACCATCCTCATTAATTTGCAATTTATCAGCAGTCGGATTATTAATAAATGATACATTATTTAATTCTCCAGATACAGCATCTGTCCATCCTATAGGTATAGGAGATATTACATATGATCCCACAGTACCGTACATTTCCCCATAACATGATATAGCACTTGCAACAATGTTAACTGGACTGTTAAATATGATAGTATCTGTGCCATTGCATGATTCTATAACATCAACTTTTAACTTTGGAGTTATTTTTACAAAATCATTTGATTCTAAATAAATATCACCAGATGTTGGTTGTATGTAAATATCATTATTACCACCGATAACATCACCATTAAAAGATAAAGCACCGTTTGATATACTCAATGATCCTAATATATCAGCATTAGATGCTTGTAAGGTGTTAAATGCAAATATATTTTGTGCTTGAATAGTATCAATTATAAGTGGATCGGGAATACTTATTACTTGATTGCCAGTAACAACTGACAAAGGTGAATTATCCGGTACAACCGAATTTACATAACTACTGAGAGATCTATCATTTGGTATAACTATAGATGATATTGATCCAGTATCAAATTGAAATAATGATTTACTTGAGCAACAACCTTTTCCCCCACAATTACCGCTACTTATTAATGATTTGCTCATTATATTATTGAAAAGATTTTATATACTTCTAATATAAGTTAAAGTATGTATCGTAACCCAACTAATATTATCAACAAACAATATACTGGTACATCGCGTAAATCATTTATAAAAGAAGAACATATACCAAAAAATTATGTAAGTCAAGATAAAATTAATAAATTATTCTCTATAATCAATAATGGAGATTATAATGCCATTATAGAGTACATTATAAATGAAAATAACGTATTAAATGTTAAAGATGTACAAACTAAAATGAATCCACTTCATGCTTTAATAAATAATACCCATTCCAATATGACTGAGCAGCAAAAATGGAACTTGGCTAAAAAATTATTAGATTATGGAGTGGCTGTAAATGATTATAATGATGAAGGAAATACTCCTTTACATCTTGCTGTAAAACAACAATTATTCAGTGTAGCAAAACTATTATTAGATAGAGGAGCTGATCCTAATTCTGTTAATAAGCAAAATCAAACACCATTGTTTATGCTAATAAATATATCCCCATGTAAACCAGAAAAAAGAGTTGGTGCATTAATCCCAAAACCAAAAGAAAATCCAGATATTAAGAAAAATTTTAGTGAAATAACAGATGAAATAATGGCAATTTTTAAAGAAGATCCAGTTCCTAGATATTTTAATCATATTAAAAATACTTGTGCAACACTAGATAAAATATTTGATGAAGAATTTTATATTAATGATAATTCATATGTAAAAACATTAATAAGAGATTTAGCTGATAAAATACCAAAGGATATAAATCCTATAACAAAAAAAACAGTTATGCATGATATTAATAGTGTAGTCAATACCATATATGATGATATGGTAAACAAATTACCTAAAATGACACAACCCATGGACATATCACCTTATCAAAAAAATGGTTGGGGACCAGATAATAAAGAAAGTAATAAAATATTACCGCATAAATCATTTAGTGATATATTACAACAATTTGAAAATGCGAATAATACTTATTTATTTGACATATTCACGGATATATCATCTAATATTGATAATTTTGCTGGATTATTGCGAAAATCTGAAAATTATATGGTTAATATATACAATTCCACACATAATATTATAGACCATCCAATTAGTATTATAATAGCATACAAAATAGCAACTAATCCCGGAAATAAAAAAGAAAAAATTAATAAAGCAATTAATAGTTTTATAGATAAAAATATTCCAAATAAAGTTAAAAATAATCTGATGAAAGTTAAAGAGAAATTATTAGCAGATCTAGACGATAACAAAAAAGATAATATAGGAGAAATATATAATTTTTTCTGGGATAATGGCTATTTTGTGTATGGTGATAATGAACATATATATATAATTCAATATTTACTTGATTTTATATTTTATAAAAATCCAGATTTTTCATCTGTTGATGTTAATATTCTCACAAACTATAATGATGATAAAATCCTTGGAAATATAATATTAAACAGCAATAAGATAATTTCTGATAGTGATATTAACCTTGCAGATCCTATTTTTGGATATAATGGTAGGTTTTATTATAATGATGATGAAAGTAGTATATATTATACATCAAAATTAGACATCGCTATACATAATATAGGGAAACATTATAATGTGATTGCGAAAAATTTTGAACTTGTTAAAAGTGTAAATACAAGCAAATCATATTATCTTGTAGTAAATAAATTGTTCAATCAGATAATTTTGGCTATATTGAATGCTATACAAAATATAAATATGGGTATTAATGAAATTGATTCTCAAATTAAACAAACAACAGATAATATTCGTGTAACTATGGAACAAGCCTTGCTATATAGAACAGATTTTTTAAATGATATAATAAAATATGCTAGAAAAATTAGGTATGTATTGTTGGATATGTATGATCTACTTTACAAAATGACAACAAATATAAATAAGTACATAATTTTTCTAAATAACATATTTGCATATAATTGTATGTACTTTTTTAATTCTGCTAATAATAGTCTTACTGATGCAATAAATGATATAGAATATGATGGTATATTTTCTGATAAATTAAAATTTATTGTGTTATTACCAGAAACACTAGAAAAATATAATCAAAAATATTTTCATCTTTCTGGTAATCAACTGAAGCAAAAATTATATGAGGATTTCATATTTAACGTCAATATATATAATTATTGTGATTATATAGGTGCAACACAAAACCATGGCGATTTATTATACTCTAGATATGCATATGATGGTACACTTTTAAAAATAAATGAGGTAGGAATTGAAAGTATAATAGGATACCTTGTTGATAAAATCAATTTTGTCCCTCTTCCAAGGTTACCATATGGTGAAACATCAGATGGGTATGATAGGCTTAATGATTCCAATAATGATAATACAGGTAATTTAGGACATATCGGAAGTGCTGAATCTAAAACTATTGATAATCCTATGTATCCAGTAATCGGTAAATATTTGGATGATCATATATATATCATTAGATATCGAATTATAAAACATATTATAGAAAATATAAATATAGAAGATTTAAATAATGTAATGAACCATTTAGGTATGTCTGATGATACTTTAGAATCTGTTATATACACGACTATAGGAAAGATAGCGGATCAATTAGCTATAGGATATACTAATTATTCCATAAGAGATGGAATAACTACATATGTTTTAAAGAAAGTATCTGGGAAGGATATGAATTACAACACACAAAATATTATAGATAAGTTAAAAAGCAAAATTACATTTAATACAGATATAGGGTTTAGTGTTAATTATAATAAATTATTGGATGAATTAGTTCAAGGATATTTAGGCAATCTTTATTATGGCTCTGAATATGACCCAGATTTACTTTATGATAATTTAAAAATATCTGAACCACTTATGGAAACTGTAGATACTTCTAAACAATATAAAGTAATTGATCAAAATTATAATTTGGCAAAACCTATAGCTGAAGATATGTGCTATCATATAGATTTGGATATGTTCAAACATCTAGTTAAAGCAGGAAGTAAAATAAATACAAAAGATTCATCTTTATCAACTATCCTCCATATAGCATTGGAAACTTTACATGTTGATCTTATAAAAGAATCCATATTTTTAGGAGCAGAAATTGATAACCCAACACTTAAAAATAGTGCTGGAAGGACACCTTATGAACATTTTATTGAAATGTATAATAATCATATTAATGTATCAGAAAATACAAATGTCATTAAACGCTTCACTGATTCTATTTATGAAGATATTAAATCAGAATTACACGATAAACCAACTTTTAAATTTAATACTCCTGACTATCTTGATATATTATTTCCCCAACTTCTTATTATGTTTAATGGTATATTTTATTACTATATGCTTATAAAATTAAACGGATGGAATTCCAATAATAATCTAATAAATATGGCAAATCATTATGGATATAATTACATAACTGCTTCTAATCTCCCACTACTTGATATACCAAATATCAAACATATTAAAGATCCCAGCAAGAAAGTTATGATGAAGAAAATAAATAGTATAGGAAAGTCAGACACATATGCAGATTTAGAACAACATATACTATCATTAATAGACAGAGTTAATGATATAAGTGATGAAATTAGAAAATTAGATAATTATAATTACGCAGCTGACAAGCCTATGGTAAAAGAATATATATTGAAACTTAGTAAAGAAAAAGTAAATAAGTTATCAGAATTAACAGGTTTGTATTATGAAGTAACCAATAACAATGATATGCGGCATTTAGAAACATTATTTGGTGAAGGAAATAATAATATACTAAACACTCCAGATTTTTATTATAAAAATGCTTATAATTTTAAAGGAGTTGCAAATATGAATTATAATAATGCAACAGATAAAGAAAAAGGATATATCGAGAAACCTTATAATGTAGGATATAGTGTTGAATTACCTTCTAAAATGTATGAACTTGCTTTTGAAAGTGTTTCTAATATATATATAAATAATAATGACGATACTTTTGGAGGTGCATATACTGTTTATAATGAATTCTGGAAAGATATGGTAAATAGTGAAAGAATAATAAATATCTCTATACCACATGTACTTTGTGTATATATTCAAAAGAAAATATTAGCAGAAAAAGATGCTAGAGATTTAGGAGACACAAGACTAATAAATAAGTTATACAATGACATCCTTGTACCTATATCAAGAGATTTTTATGAAATGCCAAAGGAATTAACTGATGATAATTATATAGTAACAGAGACATTCAATATAATAGCCCATATAGTGAAACATATATTATGTGTTCATATGTATAAAGTAATAATCCGTACCATAGCAGAATATTTATCACATGCTGACGGAAGTTTGCCAGAAAGTGAATTAGGACTATTTATAGGGGATGAAGTAAGAGGAATGACAAAAGATAAAAAATTAGAATCATACATAATAGAGAATATGCCGGAAAAAATAACAAAGATAAGCATCAATATTTATGGAGATGATTATGACGAAGATAAAGAATTTACATCCTATGATACATTTTTTGATGCGATAACTGATATTATAACAACAAGTGATACTGTACTAATAGCAAGAGAATCCCAAGTTATAGAAAATATAGAAAATTATATATATCCATATTTTAAAGAATTATTCAAAATAGTAATACCAAAAATGTGGAATGTGGTAAATAATTATACAAGATTTATACAAAATGAGGGTAGATATTTGGATATATTGACATTACTCTTAAAAAATATGTCTTGAGCCTAAACTGATACTTTTATAATAGTATGTATCCTATTATAAAAATAATAATTACAATACATAATGGTTAGGATTTTGCCTTATATTGTAATTTCTGCCAGTACTAGCATTAATTCCAGTTCCTACTGGAATATCATTTACTGTAACAAGTTCTAATGTAAATGAATGGTCTATCCCATTAAAATCATACAAAAATCCATCTTGAGTGTAAAAAGATATGCTTAAATCATCAATTTGATGCTCTGGATCAACATATTTAATAGGTGTTGATACATGTGTATTAAATAATATTTTTCCGGGAATGTCACATAACTGTATTTTTGCAAAAGCATCTTGAATATTTCCGATACTTCTTATACCAACAAAATTATTAATAACCATTATAGCATAATCATCACCACTCAACTGTATTGCATTATTATCAATTATGACTGGTTCACCTAAAGCATTTTCATCAAGATCAAATTCATATCTATCTTTATTTGATATAGTATATTGAAAAGGAAATATTGAATTAGGATTTCCGGGGTTTCTAAACCCTAAAATACTACCCATAGTATCACTTTCATCAAATCTTAACCTAAATAGATCGGGTATTAATATAGTAACAGCAGCACCTCCTTTAGTATCAAATCTTTGATCTGATAAATTAAATGAACATTTAGGAAATGTAATTTTATAATTATCAGAATCAATTATATCAGATACTGTATGTTCTCCATTTAAAACAGTTGATGGTATTCCTAAGTGACTTAAAGCACCTGATATCAAAATTGTTTGCCCAGAAGTAACCATATTATGTCCGGGATGGTTAATAGTCATAGTATACTGAGAATTTGCTTCATCTTCTCTATTAGGCTCTCCTATAGTGATTTCAGGTGTAACTTCTGTTATAGGTTGTATAAGGCAAAATTCCTTGAATGATTCAAATGTAACTTCATTAGTTGTACTGTTAATACCCATTTTTATAAAATGGTTTGGTTCATAATTTGATCCTATATTTTGTCCGGAATTGATTCTTGGTGTTGCAAGAAACAATTCTTCCATTTTTAATATTAGTTCAGATGAATTATAATTTCCATCAGGAATTTCTATAGAATATAAAAAATCTCCATCATCTATATCATTCCAATATATCTTATTATTTGCTCTTTCTTCTGGGAAACTTCTTATTGCTGTATTAGCATTTGGAAATTCAAAACTAACTAATCTTATACTAATTACATTATGATAAGTATCACCTAAATTTATAGTATAATTATTAGCATTGGGGTATCCTGTATTTATTGATAATACTTTTGATACTGTTACACAATCACCACCTCCACTATTATCATTGAAAGCTTTAACTGGTATTTCTATAAAATATCCATTATTCATAACAGATGTTATCACTTGATATCCTTGTCTACGTTCCGGTTCTATCGGATATCCACTATTTAATAAATTTATAGGTATGCCTGCTATAGCCATAAATACTATTCTATAGCTATATTCACCCAATATATATGGTGGATTATCATTATGCATTGTTAATGGTAGTATTATAAATATATCATTATCTGATGGATTTAAAAAATTGTCTGGAGGTACACAATTCGGATCTAGATCATTTTGATCTGGATTAATAATTATTTTGTGTCTTGTATTAAGGATATTTACAGGTAAATTACCCAAATATGATGATGTTTCAATACTCCCCCTATCACCTTTTATCCCATTTATATCAATTTCAATTATATTTCCATTATAATTATTTAAGTTATGAGGTTTTGATAAAGTTATTTTCATTATATTACATCCTCTTGGAATAGTGAATGAAGGTACACCCCTATCATCATATGTCCGAAGTATAAATGTATCTCCATATATGTTATCAAGTGTTATTAGATCACCAACTTCAAAATTATGACCATCATGTTTAATAAATACTCTATCTGATCCAGCATCAAAATCAATCGGATTTGTATCTAATGATATAGATTCTTCTAAATCCGATGATGGTAATGTTATTCTTTGCCTACTATCTATATTAATATAATTTGTCCTAAATCTTCTTAATGTATCTCCATCAGTTAATAATCCCTTCTGATATAAATAATTCTCATATGGATCAAATCTATCATGATCATTTTTCATATAAATATCCTGTTTTATCTGGTTATTATTATAACCATTATAACCTATATTTTTTGATGTAACAGTATTCTCAGATTTATTATATCTTACATTTGGAGGTATATACCTATTGTTATCTGATAATATTTTTTTCTGATTATTTATATATTCTTGATTATTATCTGGTCTGTTTTTGCCTCCTATATGTCTTTGGACATATCTGTCTCTAAATAATAAATTTTTATTAGTATGATCCGCCATACCTTTTTAATGATATTAATAATATATGGCATAAAAAAAATTGATATTTTAAACATAAAGATACTTTAAGATATCAGTAGTATAATTATATCACATGAGTAAAGCTGGGTCAAGAAAAAGTACAACTAAAAAAATTAGCAAAGAGCTAACCATTGAACAAAGATACCAAAAAAAGTCACAACATGAACATGTATTATTAAGACCCGGTATGTATGTAGGTAGTGCGGATATCAATGAAGAAAATATGTGGATATATTCCGAATCTACAGATAAAATGGTATACAAGAAAATTAAATATGTACCAGCTTTATACAAAATATTTGATGAGATAATTGTCAATGCAAGAGATCATTCTGTAAATGATAAAACTTGTCGAACTATTAAAATTGATATTGATAAAGAGAATGGCAATATATCATGCATGAATGATGGTAATAATGGAATACCTGTAGTTATACATGAGGAACATAAAATATATGTTCCTGAACTACTTTTTAGTCACCTATTAACATCTGAAAATTATGATGATAGCAAAAAGAGAATTGTTGGAGGTCTTAATGGATTAGGTAGTAAAGCTTGCCTTAAAAAGGGAACACTTGTTCCGACTTTTGATGGTATACTAAAAAGAATAGAAGATATCGGTATAGGCGAGCAATTAATAGGTGATGATGGTTTGCCAAGAAAAGTAATATCTAAAGTAGAAGGTTGTGATAAATTATTCGAGATTAACCAAAAATACAGTAATCCTTATACAGTTAATGAAAATCATATTCTGTGTTTACAAATGCCAGATCATAAGTATATTTATTGGAATCGTTGTGGAAACTCTTATAATGTGTCATGGCTTGACAAAAATACAGTAACTATTAAAAGTAAATCGGTAAAAGTAGATAATATATCAGATATTGCTCATGAATCTAAAACAAAATTAGAAGGTATGAGAAAATTTATTAAAAATATTCCAGATGATAACACTATTAATATCAGTGTTAAAGATTACATAAACTTGGACCAACAGATAAAAGATAGATTAGAAGGATATGTGGGAAAATGTGTACAATGGGAATTTACACCAGTACATACAGATCCATATATATTAGGATTATTATTAGGAAATAATTATACAAATCCAAAAATATTAAAATATCTAGAGAATTGGGAAGGTTTGAATAGGGAAAGTAGGGAAGCCAGTTACAAACACATCCCAAGAGAATATATTATTAACTCAGAAGATGTGAGAAAAAAGTTACTTGCTGGATTAATAGATACATTTGGTGATATAACTCAACAAGGAGCAGAATTAACAATACATAACAATAATAATTCTAAATTAATAAGTGATATTGTATTTTTAATCAGATCTCTTGGCTTATTGTGCAACCTTGGAAATGGAAAGGAAGATATGACATCTGTACATATATTAGGAGAGATTAGAGACATACCAACTCTATTTTCAAGTAAGGATAAATATATATCAAGCACCACAATTTTATCGGGAAAAATAGAAGTAAAAGAGGTTAATTCTGGAGAATTTGTAGGTTTATTAATAGATGGAAATCAACGGTTTGTTCTTAATGATTTTACAGTAACACACAATTGTAATATATATTCATCACATTTCTATGTTGAAGTGTTAGATAGCAAAAGAAAAAAAATATTCAAACAAAATTTTTACAATAATATGTTTGATAAAGATGATCCTGTTGTAGAAGATATAACAACAAAAAAGAGATCATATTGTCTAATAAACTTTACACCAGATTATAAAAGATTTGGAATTGATGGTTTAGATGATGATACATATAGTCTGTTTATGAAAAGAGCATATGATATGGTTGCATGTACAGATAATAGAATAAAAGTATATATTAATGGTAAACTTATCAAGATAAATTCTTTCAAGGATTACACTGATATGTTTTTTGACAGTAGTATGAATAAAGTGTATTATGAGGAACCTACTAATGATAGATGGAAAGTATGTGCTGTATATGATCCAGAAGGAGAATTTAGACAGATATCATATGTAAATGGTATTTGTACATATCAAGGAGGGAATCACGTATCCCATATTATGAATCAAATTTATGAAAAATTACGGAAAATCATAAATGACAAATACAAAGATCTTGTAATTAAAACATCAATTATAAGAGATAATATAACCATATTTATAGACTCTGTTATCGAAAATCCTTCATTTAATAGTCAAGTTAAGGAAAAATTAAAAACAACAGTAACTAATTTCGGATCAAGATGTGTACTATCAGATGATTTTATTATGGAATTAAGTAAGACTGGGATTAAAAATGAAATAATAAATATGGCACAAGCAAAAACACAGGATAGATTGAAAGAAACAGATGGTAAAAAGACAAAAAGAATTACTGGTCTTAAAAAATTAGATGATGCTACTGAAGCAGGTACCACTAGATCAAAAAAATGTTCCCTTATACTAACAGAAGGGGATTCAGCTAAAGCATTTGCTGTTTCTGGATTATCTGTTATAGGTAATGAATTCTATGGTGTATTTCCTTTAAAAGGTAAATTATTAAATGTTAAAGAAGCATCAATTAAACAATTATTAAAAAATGAAGAAATTGTTAATATTAAGAAAATTATCGGTTTAAGAGATAAGAAAGTATATGATAAAGAAAATATAAAAGAATTGCGATATGGTGGAGGAATTATTATCCTAACTGATGCGGATGTAGATGGATCTCATATTAAAGGATTACTTATAAATTTTATTCACTTCTTTTGGCCATCTTTACTTGTTAATTTTCCAGATTTTATAAGATCTATGGCACTTCCTATAATTAAAATAGCAAAAGGAAAGAAAACAAAATCATTTTATACTTTAACAGAATATGAAAAATGGAAATCTGGAAATACATCTGGATGGTCTGTTAAATATTACAAGGGGTTAGGAACTTATTTATCATCTGAAGCTAAAGAATGTTTTGCCCCGTTTCCAGATAATCTTATTAATTATAAATACCTATCAGATATAGATGATGGTGGTGCATTAGATCTTGCATTCAATAAAAAGAGAGCAGATGACAGAAAATTATGGTTATTAAATTATAACAGGGATAATATAATAGATAATGCAAAAGAAAAGGATATTCAGATATGTGATTTTATCAACAAAGATATGATCCATTTCTCAAAGGATGATGTTTATAGATCTATACCTGCTATTGATGGATTAAAGCCAGGACAAAGAAAAATTATATATACTTCAATAAAACATAATATAGTAAATAAAGAGATTAAAGTAGCCCAATTAGCAGGTTATGTATCAGCAGAATCAAACTATCATCATGGTGAGGCTAGTCTAAACTCAACTATAGTTAAATTAGCTCAAGATTATGTTGGATCTAATAATATCAATACATTATTACCTAAAGGGCAGTTTGGTACTCGTATTTTAGGTGGAAAGGACGATGCTAGTCCTAGATATATATTTACTCAACTTAACAGTATTACTCCTTTAATATTTAGGGCTGAGGATAAATATGTACTTGATTATGTAAATGATGATGGTGACGTAGTTGAACCTGTTGTATATGCACCTATAATTCCATTTGCATTAGTTAATGGTGCAGTTGGTATAGGTACTGGATTTAGTACTACTGTACCTTGTTATAATCCTAAAAATATTATTGCAAATATTAAACTAATGTTGAAAGGTAAACAACCTGTTGATATGACACCATGGTATAGAAACTTTAAAGGCAACATAACAAAAATTAGTGATTCCAGATATTTATCAGAAGGTGTATTTGAAATTATTAATAAAAATACGATACGTATAACAGAACTTCCTATAGGAACATGGACTGCTGATTATAAAACTTTCCTTGAGAGTTTGTTATATGATGAAAAGAATAATAATAAAAAAGCAATTATAATGGACTTTAAACCTAAACCTTCTGATCTTCATGTAGACTTTACTGTAACATTTATGGTAAACAAATTGCAAAATCTTATAAAACAAGGAACTATAATTAAAACATTAAAATTAAGCTCTTCTATATGTACATCCAATATGCATTTGCATCTTGATGATGGTTCTATAAATAGGTATGATTCTGTAATAGATATTTTAAATGTCTATTACACATTTAGAATTAAAATGTATGCAAAAAGAAAACAATATTTTACCCAAAAATTAGAACATGATCTAAATATCATAAAATATAAAGTAAAATTTATAAAATATGTCATTAATGGAAATATTAAAGTAATGGTTAATAAAAAAACAGTATCAAAAGATACTGTTATAAATGATCTTGTTAAATATAATTTTCCAGTATTGTCTAAAACCTTCCAAGGAGAAAATAAATCATATGATTATATTACAGATATTAAAATATTTGATCTAACAACCGAAGAATTAGAAAAATTACAAAAAAAATTACAAGAAGAAAAAGTAAGGTATGACACATATGTTAATACAACTATTGAAGATTTATGGCTATCAGAACTTGTAGAATTTGAAAAAGCTTATGATAAATGGATTGCCAAAGATGCAGAAGATTTTAATAAAGAATTATGTGATAACACAAAATCAAAGAAAAGAAATACTAGAAGTGACAAAAGTATAAGAGGTAAAAGTACCAGAGGTACAGGAAGAGGTAGTAAAGGAAAAAGTAGAGGAAGAGGTAGAGGAAAAAAATAATTCGTGTTGAATTATGATTAATTTATATTATTGCATAAATTATTATAATGCTATTATTGTGTTATTATTTGCTTTATTATTTGACCAAATTTTTTCATAATAATCACCTATAACATATCTATTTGGTCTTTTTATAAATTTTCCTTTCGTTTTGTAAGGACAACACACATTATATTTTCCTCCAAATTTTTTATTAAATTCCACACCAACACAATTTTTATTTTTTGAACATATATCCAAACATGATTTTTTGGATATATCGCTTGTACATTTATGAGGATATAAATATTCTCCTGTATTCATATCATTTGAGATTTTATATGATATATTGTTATTGATAGGTATAATATTATCTACATCTCCCCAAACACTATTAATCCTGTCAACCTGTGTTATATTTTTTGGAGTTAATCTTTTTGAACTTGTAATATCTTCTAAGAGATCTATTTGATCTGTATTAAATTGATTTATTGGCCAACTATATGGTCGTACTTTATATTCATCTACATCAAATATCTCATCTAAATTTTTCCCTTCTCCTATATTTGTAAATTTATCTCTATTATAAAAATACCATTGTGGTTGTAAATCATCCCTTTCTTTACATGAATACACAGAGTTCTTTCTTCTAGCATCAAATGATACTTTACTTGTTGCTTCTAATATAGGCTCAACTTTATTACATGTAGTATGTATAGGTTTAAATTGTGATTCAAATAAACTTCCAACTAAAGGAACACCATCTATGGTTGATTTTGCTGGGTAACATATATTTTTTTCTCTATCATAACCAAAACCATAACATTCTGATATACCTCTACATAATTTTGCACACTTTGTAAAATTAGTATCTGTATATCTGTCATCATAGTGCTCTATATTTCTATTTACATTAAATATGCATAATATAGCAATAATAAATATTATGATATATAGTCTCATTATATACACTATTACACAAAAAAAAATGAAATTATAATAATATGATACTATTATTCATATATATTGAGCCATATAAAGGACATAATGCAACATATTAACAATAATGACTCCATATTCATATCTACATTAAATAGCAATGGAATGAAACTATTTAGTAAAATAAATTATTACTGTCTAACCGATGAGCAAAAAGATATGTACAGTAACTATTTTTTGCTGTACATAAATAATAGTATGAAGAACTTTTGGGATAGATGTCCAATCGATGATATTTATAACTTTTCTATAAATAATCGCTTTCTACTTAACAATATTATTAATAACTCTATATCAAAATGTAATCAAGAGGAAATTAAAAATATTTTTATTACTTTAACCAATAAGAAAGGTACGCCTATAAATATATATGAAATATTATTGGCTAATAATAGTGTACAATTAATTATTATAGACAATTATAATATGTATGTAGATACTATAAATAAACTATTAAATACTACACCATATAATTATAATATGAATGATATTATAGGGTTAATATGTAATGATAACACATCAAATGTTTTTATAAAATATGTAACTGATACTTTGAATAATAATATTAGTTTAATGCGTAATCCATCATTACATATAGAAAGTGCTGAATCTATAACTACTATTTTGAATATAATGTTACTAATGTATTTTAATAATTATGGTAATGTGTTAGAAATAGATAATACTTATCTGGTAAGTCCTATATGTAATATAAATTGGTACACCAAAAACAAAAATGTAGATGACCAATTGGAAAATTACAATATGCAAACAAAATTATATTTTCTTATACTTAATACTATAAGAATATTGGTAGTACCAGTAGAGAATAAATGTATAGATCTATCAAACAATATAGCAGTACATAATAATATATTTAATTTTGGAGAGAATATTAAAATAATGAAAAAAAAATTAAATAAATTATGTGGTATATACACTACATTTAACCGTTATCTTCTTGATAAATTTTATAATCATATTATAGATTGGGTTGTAAGTAATGAGCATATATATGAAATAGATAGTATTATTAATCTTATAAATACAAAAAATCAATTAAAATTATGGAAAGGAATAGTATGTGGATTATATACTAATAATATTGATATTAAAATTAGTATATTAGAAAGAGTATTAGAAAGTGATTATTATGAACATCATGAACTTATTAACATATCTGATAAAAAATTAAATGAAAGTATTATAAATATATATAATAATTTAGATGATGCAAATGATATAGGAGCAGATACACTTACAAAGATTGATACAATACATAATTATATATTGTATCGTGGATGTGACATAGAAAATAATATAGATGGACAAAAATTTATATATATTCTATTTAATAATATATTAGGTAACTGTTTAGAATATTATACACATTTATTGTACTTAATATATAATATTAAGTATGAATTTAACGGAAGGATTATGAATACTATTAACAATTATACGATTGTTAATAATTGTACTTTTCAAAATATGTTTGATGTAGTATCAATTTATATGTTAAATATATCATACTTACTACATAAATTACATATGACAGATACATTTTTAAATTATATTATTCATAATAATATGTTAACTGACCAATTTATTCAGGTTATAGATGTGTTGTGTCATATTATAAAAATAACTATTAATGTACCTAATATATCTTCTATACTAAATAACAATATGTATACTATGGCATTAAATATAACAGATTTATTACATAATTATCTTATGTGTGATAACAATGAAACATTCTCATCTAAATTTTATAGCAATTTAGGCACAAAATATAGTACAGTAGATGTTCTAAAAGATATCGATAGTAATAAAATTGATCTTATATTTACTCCTCCTGATAATATATGCAGTGATATTGACTATCCTGATGAATTTATCGATCCTATAGTATGTTCTGTTATTGAAAATCCTATATTATTACCTAATATGAAAAATGATATTTTTTTGGATAAAAGTACTATCATGCGGTACTTATTCAGTAAAAAAGAAAATCCTTTTACAAAGGAAACACTTACCATTGAACAATTAGAAGAGTATAACAATACTCCTGAAATTAAAGAAAAATTAGCAGATTTTTTAAGAAGAAAAAGAAATTTTGCAAATAAGTAAGTGTGTTTATTTATTAGTGATACTTTTATATACACACATATATACATGAATAGACAATTAACAAATAATATACATGATGCTATACCTGTATCACTTGATCAATTAAGAGAATCTTACAAAATTATATCATCTGCTTTAGAAAAAGCATGCTCTTCTGGAGCATTCACTCTAACTGAAGCATATGTTATTAAAACATCATCTATGAATATAGAAAAAGGTATTAAGCAACTTGAAAATGAAATTAGAATTAAAAAAACAGACACGTAATTATCTCTAATATCTATCTTTATTCCTATATCCTTCAACAGTTCCAAATAAATTATCATAATAATCTTTTATTTTTGCCCAATTTGTACCTACTAATGATGAAGTACAACAACATATAACTAATATTAATAATAATATAGTTATTAATGCTCCTCCTCCTAATCCTGCAGCATAAGTAGTTTTTATAGTTGTTGGGACTTTTGGTATATATCTTACAAATCTATTTGACATAATTATATTATACTTTTAGATATAAATTTTGATTTATACTTTGTTAATATATAATACTCATTTATAAGATAAAATAATTATTTATCTTATAATGGCACCAACTAATATATGTATAAATATTGATTTGGATAATTATCCTTTATTAAAAGTAATTAATAAAGATAATTATGATGCTGTATTAGCAAACATCTTTCATGTTGGATATAACACTCTATATCCAAATAACTTGAAAAAATATAATGTTAATAATAGTTTAATTATTAATAATTTAAACCATCATACAGATTCAATAAAATATGATATTAAAAATATTAAAAGTCAAATAGATAACATGGATATAGGAGATAAGTTTGAAAAGTTAACAGATGTTCTAGAAGAATTATTAGGAATTAATGAAAACTCTTCCAAGAAAGGACAACTTGCTGAAAATATAATTTTTAAAATATTAAAAAGAAGATTCGCAGATTATACTATTCATGAAACTAGAAAAATACCTCATTCTGGTGATGCTATTATAGATATGAATGATAAAAATTATAAAAAGAAAATAATGGTGGAACTTAAAAATTATACTAAAACTGTTAATAGTGATGAGATAGATAAATTTAAATATGATCTTAAATTTATGAATATTAACTATGGAATTATAATTTCTTTAAAGTCAGGATTTGTAAAACAGAAACAAATGAGTATAAGAGAATATTCTGTAATGGGGGAAAAGTATTTTATTCTTTTTCTGCCAAATATTTTTGGCCATTTTGATAAAATAGAAGCAGGGATACTTTTAATGGAAAAATTAATGGAAATAAATAAAAATAATAACCATAAACATATAAATACATCAAATATAACACAATATCTTAATGAATTGGATTATATTTATACAGACTTTAATATTGTTAAACAAAATTTCTTCGATTTAGAAAAAAATATCAAACAGCAATTTTTTAATTTTTATGAAAACTTAAGAACCTATGAGACAAATATTCATAATAGAATAAATCATATATGGAAAAATATTGATAGTGAATTATATCCATTCCATATACAACAACCACAACACCCACAACAACCACAACACCCACAACAACCACAACAACCACAACAACCACAACAACGTTCTATTAATAATTACAAAAATAATAACATTAATAATTATGACCAATTAGCTCATATTATTGATGATACGGTGAAACCACGAACAAAGAACAAGATATTAAAACTTTTTAGTATTTTTATAAAACATAATTATGAAATAAATTACTTTTTTAATTTAGATAATACATGGAAAATTAGTCAAGATAATATAATAAAAGGATATATTGCAACAAATATAAATAAAAAAAATGCAATTATAATACATTTATTTGAACCAAAATATTATATAAATATATGTTCATCAGCAAAAATTAATGATATATTATTCGATTTGAATTCATTATTATTGTAGTTGAGGAATTTCTTTGATATAACTATTATTAGGAGTCTCTAATATAATAGGTATGCCCATATTATAAAAATAATCAAAAATCATTTTTAACCCATTAAACCCTATATATCCTTCCCCAATAGATTCATGTCTATCTTTTTTTTCGCCTAATTTAACTTTACTATCATTGAGATGTATTAGAGATATTTTATTAATCCCTATTAATTCCTCAAATGCTTCTAAATATAGCAATACATCTTTTTTTGTTCTAATATCATATCCAGCTGAAAATATATGACATGTATCTATACATAAACCTATTCTGTTATGTATAGGATGTATTTTTTTGTAGAAGTATGATAATTCATCAAGTGTATAACACATTTCTGTTCCTTGACCAGTAGATGTCTCCAATATTATTTTTACATTATTTTCATTAATGGTCGAATTATGGATATGTAATAAGGATGTAAACATATTATTAATTGCCTTATGTTTTGGTAAGTCCTTGTATTTTCCAAAATGTAATACTACTCCAAAAGCATTTAATTTTGCAGCAGTTTTAATCTCTTTTATTATTCCTTTTATCCACCAACTATCAGTATCCCAATTATTAGCAATATTGTGCATATATGATGAATGTATAACAATTTTTACCTTATTCTTATCCGTAATTTGCTTAATATTTTTAGTAATATCATATGTCGGTTCAAATATCTGAACAATATTACCACCTACCTGTTTTATTTTTTTAATCTTATTTTCAAATGTAACATAATCAGAATTATCAATATGTGCTCCGATATATCTTTTGTTTGATATCATATATGTATATATTTATTTAGCTATAAAAATTGAACATTTTATATATAAGTAAATCGTATTTTACTATATTATAATAATTGCTATGTTTCTTATCAAAAAATATATGACAAATAATAATTATGATTTATTTTTTAGCGAGGAAAAAAAAACTAGACTGAAGAAAATGGCTGATGATAAATCTATTTCTCACATAATATTTTATGGTCCAGACGGAAGTAATCAGAAATCAATAGTATCAATGTATCTTGAAATGTTATATGGAAAAGAAGTACATAAATTACATGATACACCATATAAAGTTTCTGGTAGTGGAAATAGTTCATCTGAAATTATGATAAAACAAAGCGATTTTCATATAGAAATTAATCCCACTGGATCAAATTCTGATAGGTATTTAATTAGAGATGTGATACAATTATATGTTGGAAGAAATTCATGGGGATATTATACATCTAATAGAAATTTTAAAGTTATACTTATTAATAATGCCGATAATTTATCACATTATGGACAAACTGCCTTAAGAACTATTTTGGAATCAAATACAAGTAATTGTAGATTTATCATGTGGTGTAATACATTGTCTAAAATATTTGATCCACTTAGAAGTAGGTGTTATTGTTATAGATTGGATGTACCAAGTGCAACAGAATTATTCAGATTTATAGCAATAGTATCAGCCAGCGAAAATATTAGATTAAATATAGAAGATTATGATAATATACTAAAAAAATCAGATAGAAATATGAGAAATATATTATGGCTCCTTAATTGCTATAAATATAATGTATCCACTGAATCTGTATATGATAAAAATATTGAACAAATAGTTGATATTATATTAAGTTGTAGTACAACAAATATTGATAAATTTAGGTTAAAATCATACCCTATAACCATTACTAATTATGATTGTACAAAAATATTAAAAGATATTCTTAAAGCTCTACTTAATCGAGAAAGTATCAGTGACAGCTCTAAATTATATATAATAAGTGCTGCTGCAGATATAGAATATAATTTGATAAGAGGCAGGCATGATATAGTGCATATAGAATCGTTTATTGTCAAAATTATGAAATATTTGAATTCTTAGAAAATTATAAAAAATTGATTTATTAATTGTTAATAGAACAATAATTATACCAGAGTATTACAAATATGTCCAAAGTATTTTATGATGAACCTGTTGTTTGGCAAATGTTTAGTGAAATTAATAAATGTTGGTATATGGATGAAGAAAAATTAATAAATTTAGCTAAGAGATTACCTCCAGAGGATGTTAATGCATATGATGACTGGGGGGATACAATACTAATATTAGCATGTCGTAATAAATATACTGAAGTAATAGGAATATTATTAGAGAATGAAGGTATTAATGTTAATTTACGAGATTTTTTTGGAAGTACAGTACTATTATATGCACTAAAACAAGGACATATTGATATAGTTAGGCTATTACTAAATCATAAAGATATAAATGTTAATATCAAAGATGCATTTGGAAGGACTCCACTTATGATAGCTCGTGAAAAAGGTTATACAGAAATGGTTGAACTATTAGAAAATTATCAAAAAAATTGATTTATTAATTGTAAATTAACAGAACAATAATTATATTACAACATCAAGCATGTCTAAGGTATTTTATGATAAACCTATTATTGAGCAAATATTTGATGAATTTAATAAAGATAAAGAAGATAGGGATATGGAGAAACTAATAAAATTGGTTAAGAGATTACCTCCAGAAGATGTGAATAAATATGATAAATATGACCAAACACTACTAATATATGCATCTAAATATGGATATACCAAAATAGTTAAGTTATTACTTGACTACGAAAATATTGATATCCATAAAAAAGATATATTTGGACGTTCAGCATTATTATTTGCATCCTGTTGTGGTCATATTGATATAGTTAGGCTATTACTAGAAATAAAAGATATAAATGTCAATACACGATATTTATATGGAGATGCGTTGTTATATGCATTGCATTATGAACATACTGAAATAGCTAAATTGTTACTGGAAAAGGAAGATATTGATATTAACATCATAAATTCAATAGGACAAAATCCACTCATGATAGCTCGTGAAAAAGGTTATACAGAAATAATTGAACTATTAGAAAATCATCAAAAAAATTGATTTATTTATTGTAAATTAATAAATCAGTAATTATATTACAACATCAAGCATGTCTAAGGTATTTTATGATAAACCTATTATCGAACAGCTATTTGATGAATTTGATAAAGATATAGAGGATCATAATCAAGAGAAACTAATAAAATTGGTTAAGATATTACCTCCAGAAGATATTAATAAATATAATAAACATGGACAAACATCACTATTATTAGCATCTTATTATGGATATACTACAATAGTTAAATTATTGCTAAAAAATGAAGATATTATTGTAAATATTAGATCTCAATCATCTTCTACTGAACCAACTGCACTTATATATGCATCAAAATATGGAAATATTGAAATAGTTAAATTATTATTGAATCATAAAGATATTGATATTAATTATGCAGATAATATAGGATATAGAGCATTATTATATGCAATCTGTAATGAACATACTGAAATAGTTGAACTATTATTGAATCATAAAGACATAAATATTACAATAGCTCGTGAAAAAGGTTGTGCAAAAATATCTGAAGTATTAGAAAATTATATAAAAAATTGATTTATTAATTGTAAATTAACACATCAATAATTATATTACAACATCAAGCATGTCTAAGGTATTTTATGATAAACCTATTATTGAACAAATATTTGAAGAGTTTTATAAAGGTAAAGAGGATAGGGATCTGGAGAAACTAATAAAATTGGTTAAGAGATTACCTCCAGAAGATGTGAATAAATATGATAAATATGACCAAACACTACTAATACTTGCATCTAAATATGGATATACCGAAATAGTTAAGTTATTACTTGACTACGAAAATATTGATATCCATAAAAAAGATATATTTGGACGTGGACGTTCAGCGTTATTACTTGCATCCCGTTATGGTCATATTGATATAGTTAGGCTATTACTAGGGAAAAAAGATATAAATGTCAATACACGATATTTTTATGGAGAGGCGTTGTTCCATGCATCGCATTTTGAACATACTGAAATAGTTAAATTGTTATTGGAAAAGGAAGATATTGATATTAACATAATAAATTCAATTGGACAAAATCCACTCATGATAGCTCGTGAAAAAGGTTATACAGAAATAGTTGAACTATTAGAAAATTATCAAAAAAATTGATTTATTAATTATAAATTAATCGGACAATATAATTATATTAAAGAATTCAGACATGTCTAAGGTATTTTATGACATACCAATTATTAAGCAAATATTTGATGAATTTAATAAACATATGAAGGATATGAAAAAACTAATAAAATTGGTTAAGATATTACCTTCAGAAGATGTTAATAAATGTAATGATAATGGTGAAACACCACTGTCATTAGCATCTGTTTGTGGATATGGTGAAATAGTTAAATTATTATTAGGGAAAAAAGATATAATTGTTAATATGCAAAATTATTGTGGAAGTGATACAGTATTATTATATACATTAAAGCAAGGACATACTGCAATAGCTAAATTATTATTAGAGCATAAAGATATAGATATTAACATACCAGATTATTCAGGAAGAACTCCACTCATAATGGCTCATAGAAGAGGTTATACAGAAATAGTTGAATTATTAGAAAATCATCCAAAAAAATTGATTTATTAATTCTAATTATTATATTATATGCAAAAGCATGACCATATAATATAATAAATAATAACTTATTAATAATAGTTATAAAAAGTTTATTTATAAAAAGTTAGTATATAATGGATAATTATAAATTAGATGATGATGATGATCTTATATACTTCAATACATCTGTTTATCTAGATGATATACTGCAATCATACCATTATGACGAAAATCATATAATAGATCAAATAAAACAAGATCTTCCTAGAATAGATGTATATTGGGAAGATAAAAAGATTAATACATATAAAGATTTTATAGAATGTTCAAATAAATACAAATATACAGGAGTATATATCAAAGATAAACTATTTCATTTACAAAATATTATTGCTATGTTAATAAATCAGTCATCATATTACCTTCAATATAAAACATTACATAATACATTTTGTACTGGTATAAATACTGATAAAATTGTGTTATGTTGCAGCGATAATAGATACATTAAATACACCATAGAAGATAATGAACTTGTTGTTAGTATATGTGCTAGATTTATAGTTACTGATATGTACAAGAGATATAAATATAGGGAATATAATACATCTATTATTATACATCTTGACAATAATAATTTTAAAAAATATGGAATGTTTATGTACTCATTAATTAATTAATTTATCAACTTGCATATGATATTTATAAGCATAAATATCATGTATAATATAATACCTATTCCCATACACATTATTGGAAAAGATATTATAGTTTTTCCTTTTTCTAGGCCAAATTGTTTAAATCTGTTTGTCTCTTTACAATACATAAATTCAGGCTTTAATAATAATACCAAAACTATTATAATAATATACATTATTATCGTATTGCATAATGGTGTATCTGGATTTAACATTATATACTATAATAAAGATATTTGAATAGCCAAACTATGCCTAAATAAACTTCTTTGAATAATTCATATCATCAAATATTGTTTGTGTCCCTTTTATATTTGAAAAATCATAAATATGTGGCAATTCCCTATGAAATGTTTGTCCTTCTTCATCTAACATTGCATTTCGTTGTTCCATTTCTTCAGTTCGTTGTCTATATTTTTCCATGAGAATCTTCTGGATATATTTAGGATCAACTAAATTATTATATTCTAATTGATTATAGTCATAAAATTTTTCCATATCTTTATCAAATAATAATTTTGCATCTGTACCATCTTCACTTAAATATCCTAATATATTAATATCTTCAACAACTATTTTCATATCCACATTCGCTGTGATGAAAAAATTATTTTCATCATGTAATGGTCTTTTATCTTGAACAAAACTTGCTTTTAATATCATCTGGTCATATACATTCTTTTTTTGTATTACTATATCGCAACTATATTTGATTTCATCTTCTGTTTCATATTTATCAACATCTGTTATAGCTATTAATTCAATATTATCTTTAACAGCCGGCTTATCCCATAATGATGGATTTAATCCTAATGATTCTTGTACACTATCCCATCCAGATTTAACAGTAGGATCGATTATAGCCTCATCCCATCCAGAATTTGGGTTTCTATAACTTGGAACTGCATGTTTAATATTTTCATTTAATACTTTTACAAAATCATTTACTAAATTTTTAACTTCAGCAATCTCTGGTTGTGAATATTTAAGAGGTATATTTGCAAGATTAAATATTTGTTTCTTATCAGGAATGATATTATTTATTGCTGTCATTACATCTCTATAATCATTATGAAATTTATTGTTAATCAGATTACTATTAATCCTGTTAAATTTAATTTTATCATTATAATTACCATTACTATCATTACTATCCCAACTTACGATATCATTTATTACCTGATCAACTAAACCTATATCATCTGTTTTGTATGATCCAGTAATCTTATTTGTATTTGTATTCATATTTTCCACATTTGTATTATTTTCCTTTGTAGAAATTACTGATTTACTTGTGTCTGTTATATTTAATATTATATACACAATTCCTAAAATAATAAATATATTTAGTATATTCATGCTATATATATTACTTAGTAAATAAAATCAATCATAATCTATCTGATAATCTATCTCTGTATCAACATCAATAGAATCTAATTCTTCTTGATTATCTATCTGTTGTTCTACAACAGCCTCATCAACTTCGACATCTGGATCAATATATTCGCCATATATACCTTCTGTATTAACAATATCACTATCTAATTTTACATCTAAAAGATATTTTGATTCTAAAAGATAGTTAAATTTTCTAATTTCATAGTTAGAAAATTTTATCTCTTCCTCGTACAACTTATACTGATCTATAATAATATCAAGAACAAAATATATTACAGTATTTTTAAATAATTTTGACGAATTATAATCAATTAAATGTGTAAATTCATTAATAATATAAAATAAAGCTAAATTGCCATGATAATCATAGTAGTTAAAATCTTCTGATATAACAAATTGACTAGAGAGAGGAATATTTATAACTTTATTATCCAAACTATTGATGTTCAAATTATTAATAAAAATTTTCCAATCTTTAAAAATTTTCTTTTCATTTTTGAATGTTTGCATATTTTTTAATTTTTTTATATATTTTTCTGTTAACTTATCAATATTATTTCCAGAATATCCATATATTATCCTATTTATATATCTCTGTGTATTTGAAATTACTTTTTTAAGTATACTCAATCTATCCCTATTAATTCTTGCAGTTATATATTGTAATATAATTTGTTCATCTTTAAAATCATATTCTGATTCAACATATCTTTTTAATTCTTGTATATTTATATGTGCAGACTTGTATCCTAATAATTTTAACATTCGCTTTATAGAGTAGTTTATTTTAAGAAAAATATTTCCTACTTTAGCATCTTTATAATCTTTATTATATTCTTGATACCCTAATAATAATTTTGTTACATTATCATAAAATACTTTTACTTTAAATTTGTTATTGATATAATAAAATACATCTTTCTTAAAATATGGATGATTTTTTTTGTATAATATTTTATTTCCATTATCTTTAATTACAAAAGGCTTATCTATTTTATATCCATTATGGTCATGATCTATAATATATGCATCAAAATCAAGAAATATATTGTCTCCATTTATATTTATATCTGGACCAATAATATTTTTTAATTTATTAACAAATTTCTCTATATAATTTAAAAAATCTTCTTTATGATTTTTTGTATAACTGTAATTCTTTTTATATTCAGATAATTTCTTATAATACGCTGAATTTTTATTTTTTTCTATGCTTATTAATTTTCTATACATTTTTTGATTAGAATTATACTGTGATTGAATCATATCACAATATATATTGAATATATCCTCTAATTCATTATCTTTAAGATCTGATACATTTTTACATTTACTGTATATTTTATTGTATCTATTAACTTTATTAGCATAGTTTTCAATAATACCTGTCTTACAATATCTATCTGAATATTTTTGTAATACAAGTTTTGATATATTTCTGTTTATATTTTGTGTAAGTGAATCGTCATATTTTATTGAGTTAGACCTTTTATTACATATGGAACATATATATATATTTCCTGATATTTTCCAATCATGTATTTCTCCTGATTCACAATTAGTTATATTATTTTCTTCAATATAATTTGGTAATATATGTTTTTTTAAAGGTATTAATATTTTTCCATTACATTTTCTTAATTCCCACTTACTTACTAAATTATATTCATAAAATGAATATGTATCTGGTATCTTAATTGAATTTATCTTTGTCATTTTATATTTCTGTTTTCCATTTTCGGTAACTATCTTATTTGAATGTATTCTCTCCAACTTATCCATAATATCATTATTTTTGAATGTAGTTGCAAGTTTATTATATAACCTATTTATGGTTATTTTATAAATATAATCATTGTTGTATTCATCTGTTCTTTCTAAAAAGCTATTAACAAGATCAATTAATGTATGTATAATCATTTTCTGTATCATAGGATCATATTTTTTTGCCATTGATTGGCCAGTATTCTTTTGCTCTTCATTTTTGAACCACATATTATATTTTGTCATCATACAAGATATATAAAAAACCATATAGCATAATACTGGATAGTTAGTTATAAAATCTAATTTTCCAGTATTATTAGTTATAATTTTTATATTTTGAAATAAAATATTTTTAATTTTTGTAAACATAAAAAAATTACATAGTTTATCACTACCCATATATATTACATGTGTATCGTTTAATTCTAATAAAAGAAAAAATATTATGTATGCGAGTATATTATTTTTTTTTATAAATTTATAAAAATCCTTATCTTTACTAGAATAAGTAAATATGCTATTATCTAACTCAAATATAAATAGATTGCTATATTCTCGATTAACTCCATATTTTTGTATTATATTTTCGCTTCTATATTTATAATTTTTTTTCATTACTTTATTGTGTATTAATAACATATCAATCGTATTTTTAATTATCCTTTTTTTGGTTTCATTCTTTTTACTTGCACTTTTCTCGTATAAAAAACTAAAATTTGCGATTGAAGATAATCTATCTATAATCTTATCAATATTTTGGATTGATGGTATATATTTTTCATATTCTGGTATATTTTCTAATGGTATAATCATCTGTTGCGAAAAACTTGTGTATCTACCATCTTCATCAAATACTCCTCCTTGTATATATGTTTTTATAGGTAACAAGACACCACAACTTTTACATATATAATCTCCAATATCATCTTCTATAACATATTGAAAAATAAACTCTGTTAGAATATTTGTAAATTTATTTGGATTATTTCTTCTAATCGATGTTATCTTTTCCCATGTTATATTATGTTGACATACAGCTCCTTTTAATATACTTTCATATTTTTCTTGTTGTTTTTCTATATTTTCTCTCTTTTTAGATAAATTTAAGACTATAGATATTGTACTATCAGTGACATTTTCTTTATAAGTAGGTATTTTAATAGCATTTTTTCCTATACCTGTAAATATATCTTCTCTTTCATCATATTTATCCTTTATAGTTAATAGATTTTTAAAAGTATATATGTTAAAATTATCATATAATATGTTATTTTTTGGTAAGTTATATATTTTTTTTTCATATTTATACATTAATTGTTTATACGAAAATAATGATAATCTTTTATTTTTTGAAATTATATCATAAATATATGAGTAAGATTCGCTAATTATCTTATCATAAATATCTGCTATTAAAATTTTTGTAATTTCTTCTTGAGTTAATTTTCCAGTATTTTGATATTTATCCAGAGATATTTTATCCTTATTTAAATCTATTTTCCAATACATATTTTTTTTTAATTGTTTACCTTTAACAGTAGTATTTTTTAATATATCTATAACTTTCCTATATCCATTCTTTCCAGAATTATGTATATCATCTGTATCATCCATGTTTATAAATTCAATAGGTTTATCTGATCTCGTTAAAAAAAATCCTATTATATCATTCTCCATTTTATTACTCCCAACTCTAATCTGTAAATGTTTATTATTATTATTTAATGATATTCTTCTTACAACATCTACTGTCTTATTTGTAACTAATCTAAAACCATATTTATCAAAATCCTTAAAATTAATATATGGATATTTCATATAATTTAATAAATCACTATAATACTCATTATTCATTGATACAACCTTTCCTTGTTTATTTAACTTGTCAATTATCCTTATATTTTCTAAATCATTTACTACAATAGCTTTTTTATTTTTAAGTGTAGGTACAAATATTTTTTCAATTTTATCTTTAATTTTTTTATCTTTTTTTGTAATACTAGAATAATATTCTTTTACTGTATCTATCTTATTAATAATATATTTAATTCTAGTATGATCTTTTTTTTTGTCAGATATTAAATCATACCTTTCTGTATCTTTGTGATACAGTAAAAAATCATCTACAATAGGTACTAATATCTTATTATTTATTAAAAATAATATTTTTTCATTAATACTGATATCCTTTACAATTTTTTCAGTGGATAATATAGCATCATATATTCTGTATGCTAAACCATCAGCACTTTCATCCCGTGATAATGTACTCTCTATTACATTAAAATCTAATAATACTTTTTTCGGCAAAACTATATTTATAAAAATATATTCACCAGAGTCAATATGTGCAGATTCTAAAATATTAAATATATCTGTTTTATCTATTTTAATATATATCTGCGTAATAATTAATGTTTTTATTAAATTATGTATCTGTAAATTCTTGTCTCCATCAATATTTTTTAATATCAAAAATTCAGTGACATATTTATTTCCTAATTCATTTAATATGTTTCCAGCATCAATATATGTCTGCTTTTGCATTAAAAATTCTAATTTCTTTTTATCAGCCACCAGTAATGTCAATATATTTAATAACTTTGAGTAAATATCAATAGTAATCCTGTTCGAATTACTTGTAAAATAACGTTTTATCTTCACATTATAACCTGGCTGATTTTTTGTAAATTCAATTATATTATTAATATATGATTCTTGTGATCCTTTGCTGTAATATCCTATCATAAAAAATGTGTAATATGCTATATAACCTTTTAATAATTCTACAATTCCATTAATATTTTTTTTATTTGTAATAATCTTTTCTATTTCATCAATATTAATTAATTTAAAATATTTTGTTAACATTTCATTTATTTCTTTTTGAAATTTTATAAAATTTTTCTCATTTTTAATATTTATTTGCATAAATTTGTCTTTGAGTATAATAGTATATAATTTATCTAGTATACTATCAATTAATTCATCTATTTTATTAATATACATTGATTAATGTAATTATATTATATAACAAGAATATAATTTGATACATATATCATACTTAAAATTTACATAAAGACCAATTATATTCATAAATTAAGTAAAACCAATATATTATGAATAATGTTGTTGCTGACAGTCTCGAATTGACTAATATTATAAATGTACTATCTAAAAATGGAAATAGGGCAACTTTTGATGATCTCAAAAATTATATTTTGCAAAATCCAAAAATAGGAATTAAAGAAAATGATGAATTAGCAATAATTTATACCGATAGTAATACTATTGAACAAACAGATAAACAATCTAAAAAATATAGTAAATCAACTATTATTGAAAAAGAATCACTAAAGATAATAGGGTCACAATATAATCCTATCGTATACAATCATGATGCATTTAATGCTATCAGTAATATGCATTGGAATAATATAGTAATTTATAAATGTTATGAGGGAACTACTTTCTTAGTATATTATCATAATGATAAGTGGTATATTTCCACACGCAGATGCTTAAATTCTGAAGGAAAATTTGATTATTCAGGTCAAACATTTAGGGATATATTTATCGAAACTATGAAAGATAAGTTTTCATTTGATGATCTTAATATAAACTATTGTTATCATTTTGTATTAATTCACCATAAAATAAAAGGTATTGTAAAATATTCTTGTGATAATAATAATTATAAATATATTTACTGTATATTAGTTACAAAAAAATATACATTAAATGAAGTAAATGTATCTGTACCCGGAACTTTATATGTTAAAAAAGAACAATTCCCTAATATTAATTCACTTATGAAACATATCGGAAATATTAACAGGGAAGATTGTAAAAATAAAAGGGTATCTACTGAAGGATATATTCTTAAACATTATAAGGGAGAAATTCATAAAAGTCCATTTGTAATATATAAATTACAAACATATATATATCAAAAATTATCAAAGTTACTCCCAAATAACAATAATTTAAACCAATGCTATCTTGAATTATATCAAACAAATAAATTAAAGGATATATTACCATATTTCACAAATTATTCATTTGATATAATGCAAAGGATTAATAACTCATTTAAAACAATATCAAAAGAATTGCTTGATCTCTATCATCTAACACGAAATAACAAAAATCCTGATATGTATCAATTACTACCTGGAATATATAAACATGTTTTATATAAGATACATGGTATTTATATAAAAAATAGAACTGATGATTTTAAAGATGGGTCTGATTCTAATAAAAATAAAGCTAAATCAAAAGCTATTACAAAATATAATATATATGATATGTTAAAATCATTAGAACCACAAAAGTTAAGACATATCTTTTATCAAAGAATGGTATTGTGTAATACCATACCTAGACCAGTGTATATAAGTAAATGTTCATATACATCTACACATACAGTGCTAATGTTTGGGAATGTATTTACTTCCTAATTTATTTATTAATTTATTGAAATTTTCATAAATTTTAATAATGTCATCTATAGTATTTAATATAATCGGTATAGGGTTTAATTTTTTGCTTACTATTTTAAGTATAATATCATTTTGTAGAAGATCTGGACGATTTATTCCAGAAAATATAATATCATTGCTATTTTGCAAATTATGATTTAATATATTACCTATTGTAAAACTTTCTTCCTCTAATTTTAATATAATAGTATTCTTTTTCTCTATATCTGCACTACTATATTCTGTATTTAATAGTTGTTTTAATCTAATAAATTTTTCTATCAAAATAACTATACATCTGTCTATTATATCATATTCATCTAATTGACCTTGTGATTCTATAGTAAATACATACTTATTATCACTTTCATTATCATACTCATAATATGTATTACTTGCCGCAGCCCATATATCATTTCCCGGTGCTAGAGCTACTCCTAATGTCGCTTTAGCGTTAAATTTAAATGATTCTCTTGGTCTTAGTTTTGTTAATAGTAATGGATATTTTTTGTCAAATACTATTTTTTCAATATTATCTTCATAATATCTCATTTCATTTGTTGTCACATTCAAAATATCATTACTATCATTCGTAATATCCACATATATACGAATATCTTTTTCACCTTCTATTGGATCATTATTAATTTGCGCATAATGTACCTCATCAAAATTAACATTTGGATTATTTATATTAGGTATTGTCATCTGCGATATTCTTAATTTTATCATATCATTTGTCCAAATATCACCATTCTCCTCAATATCAATATTTAATGGTGAAAATGCATATGTAGGCACATATTCTAATGAACATCTTCTTATACTATTCAATAATGCAGGAGATGTATCTGATCCTTCAATTAACAATACTAATTTACTAGATTGAAATCCTATATGCTCCTTTTTTTCTAATTGTTTTATAGATAATTTGTTAGCCATTTATTATAAGTATATAATATGTATTTATATTCTATGTGATTATTTATCAATTTTTTATCAATTTTTATTAATTTTTAATTTCTCGGAATTGTTGTCATTATATTTTGTACAATAAATGATATAAATGGCTACGAGAAATGTATTATTTTATAGTAAACAATGCTCTCTATCTAGACAGATATTAAATATACTCAATCAAGAACAATTTATAAATTTTTTTGTATTATTCTGTGTTGATGGAAGATTACATGAAGTTCCAAAAGGTATCACACATGTACCAACTATGATCGTAAATGGTATTGATAAACCACTTGTTGCAAATGATATTATGGGATGGATCAATAATATGAAATTCCTTAAATATAATAATCCAAATAATAATCAACAACAAAAAAAAGACCGATTGCCCGGATATACAGAATCCGAAATGAATAGCATATCAGATAGCTTTGCATATACTGATAAAGATTCATTTCTCCCTCAAAAATATTCAGGTATAGGAACTGAACATATGGACCCTATTATCACTTTCCCAGAATTTGATAAGATAAAGAAAGATGAGTTTAAAAAGACAATAAATAACGAAAATAAATCTAGAAAAGATCAAGAAAATACCTTTTCTGAACATAATAAAAATTTACGAATTAATGCTCTTAGGAATTATAAATATAATTCATCATAATAGACCGTTTGAATCTAACTCATTAAAATAATCTTGAGCTATATCACACAAATATGTCATAAATTCTATAACAATATCTTTATTCTCCCTTTTTAAAGATTTCCATAAATCTTTAAAATAAAAAATTTTACCCATGTATGAATTATTTATGTTTTTATAACATTCATCTCCTAGAAAAAATGTATCATCACCAGCTTCTATCCTATTTCTATATTGTAATACATGCATCATAAATAAATTTATTAATGAATTTTTTGGAACTGTACTAATATTCGCAGCATCATTTTCATTTAAAACATTTGACAAATCAACTGTTTTACCATTACATATATTTGTATATATATTCTCTATATGAGATATATTATCAGCTATAATTGAAGTAGGACATACTACAGATATGTTTCTCACTAAATCCATCATTACACTATTAAATTCATCTACTAAATCTGATATAACTTGATTATTCATATTATATTATAATTGATATGTTTTTTTATATAAATAAAACCTACTAGAATCCTAGTCTTTCATTAAGATTAAACATCATTATTAGTCCTGTTATAACAACACCTGCTTTATATATAAGATTATTATTATCCATATCAAATCCTAAAATTTTAAAATTTTCCCATGCTCCCCCTAATTTTGTATTAAGTACTAACCAATGTGATATGTTTACATTTTCTGATGATTTTATAGATGACCTTAAAGCCAATTCTTCTAAATCCATATTATTCATCTCTGTATCATCTGTATCATATGTATCTCCCATAACTGTTAATGTATTTGATGATAAATATCTTGATGCCATTCTAGGTGAATTTATTAAAGCTATTATACCCGATACTGATAATACAACTCTACTATTAATATATATATATAATATCATTAGAAATAAAAAGCACCCCATCTCAATATAATGGAATACTCCTACAAATTTTGATTCAAAATTAATTAATATGAAGTATGATATCAAACCTCCTAAAACTATAACAGATGAAAATATATTATTCATACTAACAACTGCTTTCGTATGTTGAGCTTTTAATTCTGAATAATCTTTAACTATATCATCTATTCTTAAGTCTGGGTCTGAATTATCTATATATGTTTCTAATGTTTTTGTATACTTTTTAATACTGTAATTATGAAGCAAAAATACCATGCCAAATATTAAGAAATTTGAAAATAATATATTGTATGCATAGAAAATATATATGTTAAAACCTATCAATATAAATATCTTCCCAATTAACGGAGATTCATCATAAAATTCTGTAAATATATTTACATTTATATCAAATGCTATTAATAGTGATCCCATAACACATAATCCTATAGTTAAACATAAACCTAACACAAAACCTAGTATTATTACTTTGCTATATATTTTATACCTTTTTGTAATTCTTGTAAAATGTTCCGATCTGTAGTATAATAATCCAAATATATATTGCGAAAAAAATAATAATAATGATATGTTTGATGTAACATATCTAGCATCCTTCTCTACTATACTTTTATATATCACATATGGTATCGGCCATATCAATATACAACATATTAAGAGCATATATATACCATTTATAGGATATCTAAATAATGGTGATCTAATAATATTTTTTTTACTATTCTTAACTTCTTCTTCTACTCCTTCTTCTCCTATCCTAAGTGTCACTTTTTTTGTATCAGTATCTTTTTGAGTAGTATCAGATAGTCTAACAGGTGATATTATACCATAAAGCCCATATGCCTTCAAAAATACATTATAATATCGCATATATGTAATATATATTGTGTATTATCTCGTTAATATAATTATATCAATTTTTTTTATTTACTATTATAATATTGGCTATCTATGTAGAAGTATAACATATATTATAAATATCTTAAAAAAAAAGAACTGCGGTTATGCTATTAATATGGAAGTATAGTCTGATATTATAAATGGATAACTATCAAGAAAAATTCTTATCAACTCTAATAAAATTTATATCTGATATGAACAGATACTATCCTAATGATATCTGTAAAAAATATATAGATAGTGTTGATAATATCGATCTTGCTAAACTTATTAATGTATATATTGATCTTACTAATAATTATACTGATAATATCAAAAATAGAGATGAAAATATATTTTCCACTCCATTTTATATTTTACCAGAATTAAACTTATCACCTATTTGGCATAAATTAGAAAGTGGACAAAAAAGAAAGGTATGGGTATATATTAATATACTTCGTGCTCAAGCAGAATTAGCTGTAAATGATACAATTAATAATAATAATACATTCGACCCTTTTAAAGGTGTAGGACCCTCCAGTAATTCAGATTATGATGTTAATACAATGTTTTCTGGTCCTCTTGCTATGCCAGGAGAAGAGGAAGTAGAGAATATGGAACCAGGACTTATGTCTGCTGTCAAAACATTTGGAATTGATAAACAATTAGGTTTAGGTAATATTGGAAATGTCAATGGACTACTTGATGACCTTAAAAATATGAATCCAGATGATTTTAATAGTGCAATAGAACAAATACAAGAACAATTTGGTATTAAATTAGATGGAAGTAGAGCAGAAATATTCAATAAAATATTAAGTAATATGTCAACTGAATTAGGTAATTGTGATTTCACAACTGGAAATCCTCTCGAAAATTTAAGTAAAATCGCAAGTAATATAGCTCAAAATATTACTCCCGATTTACCTGATTTAACAGATAACCCTGATCTACCTGATAAATTACAAAATACA